ATTCCCTTAAATACCATAAGAAAAACTTAATATAATTCCAGGACAGCTCTGGGTTTCCCTAGGGGTTGCAGGGTGCAAGGGGGGTATCTTCTTATTCATATATAGCTACACCAGAAAATCACTAAAATCCTTTGTTAACTATATACTGGGCTATATACTAGGGATTATATTCCCTATATCTCCCGACTATATTCCTGGGGGGTAGTTATATATTTAACTATATTATAGATATAAAACCCCCCCGTATACCTAATAGGTATATTATACACCTGTTTTAGCATTCTGTCAAGTATTATCTTATGACAAATTGTCGCACCTATTAAAATAGTTAAAATATAGCTTGACAAAAGTCATAATCGTGTGTATAATAGAATCAGGTGCACTTTAAAAGGACACACACTAACTACGCATACGACATGCACAAGAGGTCATCACTAAACTGCACCAATACTTGGGAACACCCTAGGGTTCCCTTACAAAGAAATTAAAATTTATGGCAGCGATAACATTAGGATTTTTAATAGCACAATTAGGAATACGAGCAGTACCTGTTATGTTAAGAACAGGACGTATTGCTATGCGTTATATTCTAGATAACCCTGCGGCTAAAGAAAAAATAACTTCAGGTTTAGCAAGAAAGATATTAACTCGTGATGGAGGAAAGTATGTTGATGATGTTGCAAAATTAAAACAAAAATCAAAAGCAAATGAAGTCATTGAAATATTTGATCCTAAAAAATTAGCTACATCACAAAAAGAAGCATTAATGCATACAACTTACAAAGATATGTCTAAGTTGATGCAGGGTAAGCGTAGTTATGGGATGGAGACTAAAATAGCAGGTGATATTCAAACAGGTTTTGGGCAAAGCTTTTCAAAAGAAGCTTCAGGTCGACTATTCATAGCAGGTGACAGGGCTACGGTTGCGGCTAAGGAAGTTCTAAAGAAAACAGCAGACGCCCCAAAGGCTTTACCTAAACCTACAGCTGCACAAATTAAAGCGGCAGAAGTTTCTAAAGTTACTCCATTGGAAGTTGCTAAATCAGGAGTTGGAACAGCTCAAACAACACCAGGTTTAACTGCTTTACAACGAGGAGCTTTTAGAACAATAAAAAGAGCTGAGAAAGGTAAGAAAACTATTCCTTTACGAGTAAAAGATCAAAAGGGTAAAGTAACTTTAACTCAAGCAAAAGAGATAGTTAAAAAACAACAAGGAATAGAAAAAGAAATTATAGGTGGTAAGGAAGTAATCGCTGAAGGTCTTAGGGGTGTAGGTTCAGCACCAAAGCCTGCTTGGTGGCAGGCAACAATTCCTCCATTTTTAAGAACAGGTAAAGGAGTTTGGAATCCTTATAAAGGAGCATATCCTCCACAAGTTTCTGCTTTACGAGTGGGTGGAACTGGAGCAGGTATTGGATTATTAGCTTATAATTTTCCAAGAGCTGGAGATATTCTGAAAGCACAGAAAGAAAAAGAAAATATTTTATCTCCTGAAGATATTCTAAAAACAGAAATGGATAAATGGGCAGCAGCTTTTAATCCAGAAGCAATCACAGAAGAGGTAGATATAAGTCTACCAGAAAGAATTGAATAATAAATTAAAAGATATTCCCTTTGCGGAATTAATGGAAATTATAAATGCAAGACACGGATTCTACTATAATGCCGACTCAAAAAAGAAGCTTGACCGATATACAGGAAAAGTTTCTAGACGCATTATTCGGGGAAGCAAGAGGCAACCCCAAAAAAGCAGGCGAGCTGGCTGGTTATTCTGAACATTCTTATCCTAAAGTCTTGCGTAACTTGAAGCAAGAAATTGTTTCAAGAGCCGAGAACTACTTGGCTATTCATTCAGCTAAAGCAGCAACGAAAATGGTAGATATGATGGATGAAGATGGTACAACACCTCATGCTAATATTAGAATGGAAGCTGCAAAACAAGTTTTAGATCGGATTGGAATTGCTAAAAAGGAAAAAGTAGACATTAATGTAAGAGCAATGCATGGTTTATTTATTCTTCCTGCTAAAGATGCAATTAAAAAAGTAGAAGATGAAGACAAAAAAACTATCTAGAGTTATTCCATTTGGATTTAAAGAAAGCGAAGAGCAGGGTTTCTTAGAATCTATACCTACAGAGATAGAAGCTTTAAGCGAAGCAAAGAATTATTTAAAAACATGTTCATACCGAGAAGTTGCAGAATGGCTACACAGAAAAACAGGCAGATATATATCCCATGTCGGACTTAGAAAAAGAATTACCAAAGGTACAACCACCCAAACCGAAGAGAACCCAGAAACAGAAAGCTCAAAAGTCAGTCAAGGAAATACTACAACGATCTAGACAGAAAGTTGCAACAGCAGAACAAGCTTTAGTCTCGGCAAAGAAGTCAGCAAATTTTATAAAGCAGAAATATAAAACAATTAATACTGCTTTAAACGGAAAAGAAACTCAAGTTATTGAACAAAGTGTTTTAGACACAGTTTCTCCTAGTGTTAAACAGCATCTTGAAAAACAGAAAGTTGTTTTTAAACCTAATACAGGTCCACAGACAGAGTTTCTAGCCTCATCGGAACGAGAGGTTTTTTATGGAGGAGCACGGGGAGGAGGTAAATCGTATGCGATGTTGGTGGATCCATTACGATATTGCCATAAACAAACACATCGAGCACTTCTTCTTCGAAGAACTATGCCAGAGTTGAGAGATTTAATTAATCATTCTCAACGATTATATGCAAAGGCATATCCAGGAGCAAAATGGAGAGAGCAAGAAAAAGAGTGGAGATTCCCATCAGGAGCAAAGATCGAGTTCGGGTACGCAGAGAACATGACAGACGCTTTACGTTACCAAGGTCAATCTTACACATGGATAGGAATAGACGAACTACCACAATATCCTTCGCCAGATATATATAATTTTTTAAGATCATCTTTACGTTCAGTTGATACTGAGATTCCAGTTTATATGAGAGCTACAGGGAATCCAGGTAATATAGGCTCTCAGTGGGTACGAGAGATGTTCGTGGATCCTGCTGTGCCTAATTCAGCCTTCGATATTAATATTGATACGCCATTAGGAACTAAGGTAATCACACGAAGGTTTATACCAGCAAAACTTCAAGATAACCCCTATCTAACTCAGACGGATGATTACTATGCAATGTTGGCATCCTTACCTGAAGTTCAACGTAAACAATTTTTAGATGGAGATTGGGATGCATTTGAAGATTCTGCGTTTCCTGAATTTAATAAAAGTATTCACGTGGTGGATCCTTTCGAGGTTCCTAAAGGTTGGCAAAGATTTCGTGCTGCCGATTGGGGCTACAGTTCTCCTGCTTGTGTACTTTGGTTTGCTATTGATTATGATAACAACCTATGGATATATCGAGAATTATATACCAAAAAGATTACGGCAGATGTATTTGCACGAAAAGTCTTAATAGCCGAGAAAGATGAGTATATTCGTTATGGAGTATTAGATGCAAGTACGTGGGCAAAACGGGGTGATATAGGACCGAGTATTGCTGAGACAATGATTCGAGTAGGTTGTAAATGGAGACCTTCCGATCGTACTCCTAAAAGTAGAATTAGTGGAAAGTTAGAAATTCATAAACGATTAAAAGTAAGTGATGATAAGAAAAAAGAACCAGGATTGAGAATTTTTTCAACCTGTAGAAATTTAATTCGTACCTTTCCTCTCTTACCTTTAGATGATAACAATCCTGAAGATATTAATACGGATGTAGAAGATCATGCTTATGATGCACTACGTTATGGTTGTATGAGTCGACCAATACATACAAGTTATGCTAAACGATTTAACCAACCTGTAAAACCACAATTTATTCCCGCAGATCGAATGTTTGGATATTAATTGTGTCAAAAGAAAAATTACCTGGGATAAATAAAAAGAAATTTCCCTATAAACTCGTTCTAGTTGCTTGGGAAGATATTGTATCTAATTCGGATTGGGAAAATCTTAATAAAATTAAAAAGGCTAAGACTGCGATTTGCTATAGTGTAGGATGGTTAATGGCAGAGACAACAAATACAACAGTGATTATGTCAGACTTAAGTTTTGAAGATAATCATGAAATTGAACAAGGTGGATCGTACACCACTATACCTACTAAAAACGTACTATCAATTAAGAAAATAAAACTATAGAGGAATAATATGGAAACTAAATTCGATCCAAAAGCTAAAGTAAAACAAGGAGATCTTGGTTCAGCACCTGATGGCAAACAGCCCAATCAGGAAGCGACTAATATTGACTTTGCTAAAGATGCACCTCGTAAAGGTGAATCTGAAACTGCTTTGCAAAATAATAACTACCCTACAAAGTCAGGATCAGAGCATGTACAAGAGTCATTATTTAAAATGGCTGATGAAAAAGATTATTAATTAAAAGGAGAAAACTATGCCAAAAGGATATGGATATCCAAAAGGAGAAGCAATATTAGGTAAGATTAAACAAGGTGATCTTGGAGCTGATGTTGGTAAAACTAAGAATGCTAAACTAGAGAAATGAATCCTAATGAAAAAATTAAACAAGGAGATTTAGGATCAGAATCAGGTTCAGTAGGAAAAAAAGAAAAAGTAGACGCATCAATATTTAAAAAAGCAGAAGTCAGAGATTACTAGTCATGGCTCTAACAGATTCGGATAAGCGTTTAAAGCGTACTCCTGATAATGATCGAGATAAAATGAAAGCTAAAGCTGAACGTGTACTTAAAGCTGAAATACATCCATTAGATGGAACAGCTCAAAGTATGTTTGGTATAAATTACGATCAACTTGGACCGCTTCAATTAATAGCTGTTAATGCAGCAGCAGGTAAAGAAGGATAATTAATGGCTAAAAAACCATACACAGAGGAATATAGTCCTTTAGTAGGCTATATTCGAAGTAGATTTCAACAAGCTGAAACTTCTCGTATTTATGATGAGAAGAGATGGTTAGGAGCCTATCGTAATTATCGTGGACTTTATGGTCCTGAAACTGCTTTTAGAGATAATGAAAAGTCTAAAGTCTTTGTTAAAATTACTAAAACAAAAGTATTAGCATCATTTGGACAGATTATAGAAGTTTTATTTGGTTCAGGAAAATTTCCTATTGGTGTAGAACCTACACCTATTCCTGAAGAAATGGCAGAATACGCTCATTTAAAACCTCAACAGATGCAACAAATGAATGGGGCTGCAAATGGAGCAGATTTAAATCCATATGGTTTTCCTGGTGATGGCAAAGAATTACCTCAAGGAGCAACTGCTGATATGCTTTTGGAGAATCTTGCACAGAATTATGAAGCAATTGGATTAGATGAAGGACCATCTCCCGATTCTAGAACTATGCCACAGATTGAGCCTGCTAGAATTGCTGCTGAAAAATTACAAAAAGTTATTCATGATCAATTAGAAGAAACAGATGCAATTAAAAGTCTAAGACATGTTTTCTTTGAAATGTGTTTATTAGGAACAGGAATTTTAAAAGGTCCTTTTAACGAAGATAAAATTTATCATAGTTGGGATAAAAATTCTGAAACAGGTGAAGAAACTTACATAGGAAAATTAAAAACAGTTCCAAAATTAGAAGCCGTATCTTGTTGGGATTTTTATTCAGATCCTAATGCAACCAATATGAATGATAGTGAATATGTTATTCAACGTCATTCTTTTAATAGACAACAGTTTGCAGATTTAATTAAACGTCCAATGTTTGATGCCGATGCAATTCGAGCTTGTTTAGAGATGGGACCGAATTATCAAACACGAGGTTATGAATCGTCTTTATACGATAGAGAAAATATTGAATCCTTATATAAAAATAGATTTGAAGTTTTTGAATATTGGGGTTTATTAGATAAACGAATTGCTCAAGAGATTGGATTTAAATATAATGATGAGTTAGATGTTATTTCAGTTAACGCATGGATTTGTGGAAATAAAATTTTAAGATGTGTAGAAAATCCATTTACACCAACACGTTTACCTTATATGGTTTGTCCATATGAATTAAATCCTTATCAGTTTTTTGGAATTGGTATTCCAGAAAATATGAGTGACTCCCAACAAATTATGAATGGTCATGCAAGAATGGCAATTGATAATTTAGCATTATCAGGTAATTTAGTATTTGATATTGATGAAACACTATTAGTTCCAGGACAGGATATGAAAGTCTTTCCTGGTAAAATCTTTAGAAGACAAAGTGGACAACCTGGTCAAGCAGTACATGGATTAAAATTTCCAAGTACAACTACAGAAAATATGATGATGTTCGATCGATTTAGACAATTAGCAGATGAATCGACAGGAATACCTTCTTATTCTCATGGAACAACAGGTGTTCAAACAACAACAAGAACTGCAGCAGGTATGTCAATGCTTATGGGAGCTGCAGCTTTAAGTATTAAAACCGTTATTAAAAACATTGATGATTATTTATTAAAGCCCCTAGGGAAAACATTATTTTATTGGAATATGCAATTTAATGATGATAGACCCGAAATTAAAGGTGATCTAGAAATTAAACCAAGAGGAACTTCTTCCTTAATGCAAAAAGAAGTTAGATCACAAAGACTTATGACTTTTATGCAAACAGCAGCTAATCCTTCGTTAGCACCGTTTGTTAAATGGCATACAATACTAAAAGAAGTTGCGAAGTCATTGGATATTGATCCAGAACAAGTGATTAATGATCCTGATCGAGCAGCAATTTTTGCACAAATAATGGGGATGGTAAATGGAAATCAAAATAATACAGCCGTTGCTGGAGGACAAGCCCAAATGGGATCTCCTATGCAAGCACCTGCAGGAGCTTCGCCAACAGATCCATCAGGAGCTGGAGGTGGCAACATCGGAACAGGCAATGTTCCGTTGCCAGGGGAAGCTGGCTTTGCTCAAGCAACTCCTGACACTAGACAACGCTCTTAAACAAAGTAAAAAAGATAAATTAAAATAATATGTCATTAACTCCTGAAACTACAACATGGAATCCAAATCGGTATAAAGGGACAGAGTATGTTATTACATACGCTGCTGATGGAACTCCTTCATTAACAAAAAAAACTGCAGATTATACTGGAGTTGAATATAATTTTGCTGAATTACCTACAGCAGACACAACTACAACTACGGATGCAACAACTACAACTACAGATACAACGCAGGCACAAACTACAGCAGCATTTGGAGATGTAAAACCTTATTGGTGGACTTCATCAGGTGAAGGTAAAGATACTGCAAATGTTTTTCAATGGAATAAAAAAGAACCCTCTACTACTGATGAAACATGGAAATCTACTGTAGGATTTAATTATCCACAAGATGTACATCAAGAACAACCAGGTTTTTTTAAAAGAGCAAAAGAAACAATTTCAGGATTTATTCCAAGACCTATTAAAAAAACATGGGAAGAAAAATTTAAACCTTTAGCTATTAGGGCTATAGATGCTGTTTCACAAGTATATAGACCTGGTGCAAATCAATCTTTTAGAGGTATTGGTGGTTTATATAATACAGAAATTTCTCTTATGCAAACATATGGTTCAACTGGACCTACGGATATGAATCCAACAGGTGATCCACGAAAAGATGATGCAGGTTTTAATATAGTTTCTTTTTCAGGAAATTATAATAAAATAGGAAGTTATTCAAGAAGACATAATATGCTTAAAGCAGCAGATGATATAACTGATCCAGCTGAAAAAAAGAAAGCACGAGATCAGATAAGGGCTGATTGGGAAGAAGAAAAGAATTCAGGAATTGAAAATACAAATTATAATATAGATTCTTCAGGAAGTACTGATAAAGCACCAGCTGAACCAGTTTCAATTCCAGTTCCTGCACATATATCAGGTAATGGTGAAAATCGTCACGAAAGTAGAGACCATCGTGGTGATGCAGGTAAAGCTGGGGGAGAACAACATGAGCCTATTGGGTCTTTTTAAACAGAAAAAATTATGGCAATAGATTATACAGGAAGAGTAACAACAACAGGTTTAATGAATCAAGGAGGAACTAATGTTCAAGTTCCTGATATGAGTAATTTAACACCACCTGAAAAACCTAAACAAGCTCAACAACCTGTACAAAGAACCGATGAAGATAAAGCTGTATCAGAAACAGCCGTATCTCCATCTGTTGACAAAGATAATATCGTTCTACCACGTTCTGTTGTAATAAATTATGCAATGAGAATCTATGGTGGAGATGAAAATGAAGCTATGAATAGCTTTATATCTGATTTATCAAATATCCAGATGGATATTAATAATGTGCCACTTGATAGAGAAACTAATCAAAATGATTCACAATTACCTGAACAAGATGATTCAGGTGTTGATATAAGTCAAGATTTAGTTTAATATCAACCCACAAAATTATGGAAGTGAGCTACCCTTATCCATAAGGCACTCAACCTAAAGAGGAAAAAATAATGGAAAACGAAGAAAAAGAAGTTTCGCAAGAAACTGAGACTAAATTAGTTAAAAAACCAAAAGCAAAACTTTATAGTAAGACTCGTGAAGAAACAGACGATGCTGAAACTGAAGCCTTTGCCAGAGGAAATTTAGCAAAATTTAATCGAGAACAAAAAGAGAAAGCAAAGACAGCAACCGTTCAAAAGGACACCGAAGCATCAGAAGAAATTGCAAGCTTAGATGGTAAGGCAACTCCTTCAACTGAACGCCCTGAGAATGCCGAAGACCGTGTCTTTAAGAAACGTTATGACGATTTGAAAAGACACTACGATTCTACACTCGGAAAGCATAAAGATGAAGTTCGAACTTTAAGAACTCAACTGGAACAATCGAGCAAAGCAATAGTTCCTCCTAAATCAAAGGATGAACTTGAAGCTTGGAAAAAAGAATATCCCGATGTCTATGAAATGGTTGAAACCATTGCTATAAATAAAGCGGATAGAAGAGCAAAAGAGATAGAGGATAAATACCAAAATCTCCAAGTTCAACAAGAGCAGATAGCAAAAGAGAAAGCGGAAGTAGATCTTCTTAAACTACATCCCGATTTTGCTGAACTTCGTGCAAAAGATGATTTTCACGAATGGGCTACTAAACAAGATCCCGTTATTCAGGATTGGTTGTATGAAAATACAAGTAATGCCAATCTTGCAGGAAGAGCAATCGACTTGTACAAAATGGATAAAGGAATTGGAAAGTACTCTAATAAGCAAGAAAAGGATATTAAGAAGGAAGCTGCTAAAGCCGTATCTAAAACTAGAAAAGCTGAATCAACTGAAGGTGCTAAACCTAAGAAGATTTGGTCTAATGCTGAAATTTCTAAGATGACAGTTAATGAGTATGCGAAGTACGAAGAAGAAATTGATAAAGCTGTAAGAGAAGGTAGAATCCAACCTTAATAACAATAAATTGGAGGCTAACACATGGCTACAATGGGACTTGCTTCT